CCTTGGTTGGGTCAGCCATGTTGCTCCTTAAACAGAATACGGGTTCACCCGCTTCGGTTGGGTGAACTCCAGATAATCGTCGTCATTATCAGGGGGTTCGGGATTGATGTCGAGCCAGTTCATGTCTTTGAGTAACCGAATCGCTTGCGTTGCGCTATCGACATAGTCGTCGTGTGCCGCATCAGGGAACGCGCATATCTGGGACAGGAAGCCCTCGGCCCAACTCCTGACATAGCCCTTGTGGGTGTCGGACTCAGGCAACCAGACGCGGCCAGTCGCGAAGATCGACGCGGTGATCTGGAGCCTCTGCATCTTGTCAGCCCTGCCGGGGTTGTAGGCACGCACGGGTAGGTGGGCATAGCGCAACTCTTGGATCAGGGATATGCCTGCGGCTTTGTCCTCCACGAGGATCAGGTCTGGCCGCTTGGCGTCGCGCCCTTCACCATACGACACACGCCACTCCTCAATGACCTTGGGCTTGAGTTTAGGGAAGGATAGGTGTTCAGCCCAGCAATCGATCAGAAGCACGCTCATAGGCCCGTCTAGGGGCTTGAACACGCCCCATGTGGTCATGGCCGTCGGGTCGTTGTGTTCCTTCTCTGAGAAGGCGCAGTCATAGGACTGGACGATGTACTCGAACTTGGGGAAGGGCTTGTGCCCCGGCCACAGTTTGAACATATCGCGGGACACCACCTTGCCGTCCTCAAGATCGACCAAGGCACCCATCACCTCCTGCTCGTAGAGTTTGCTCCCCTTGTACTGTTCCAGTTGCCGCCTGAAGGTGGGGGCTAGGTTGGCGGCGTTCTCATATGTTGTGGCGCGGTCGATCACTACGTCGTCACCCTCCCTGCCGACTAGGTCGAGGATCAAGTCCTTCGGCCTCGGTGTCGTGGTCACAATGACGCGGGGCTGGCTGTGCGCCTTCTTGTCTGGTTTGATGCGCAGGCCCATGACCATCATGTCCCAAGCCTCTTGGATGTACTGGAACGCGGCCAGTTCGTCGCACCAGACGAAACTGGAGTTGATACCCCGCAGGCGCTCGTAACTGTCAGCAGACACCCCCCTGATCTTGGAGCCGTTCGATAGCCTGATCAGGTGATCCTGCTTGTTGTAGTCCACCACCAGTTCCTTGGGGATGCACGCCAGCAAGCCGCTTGGCCCCTCGTAGCAGGTGAACTTCAAGTCGTTGCTGGTGGGTGCCACCACGATAGACATGGTGTCAGGGTGCGTCCATGCCCACCACCACAACGCCTCGGCGGCACTGCGGGTCTTCCCGGCACCCCTACCCGCAAGCATCATCCAGACGGTGTAGTCCTGCTCTAATGGTGGCGGTATCTGATACTTGTGGGCACCTGACACCCAGTTGGCATGGGCAATCAGGGCGATGCGGTCATGCTCTTCCCATGAGTCAAACTCGGCGGCGGTTTCCTCGTCGAGGAGAGAACTTAACATAACGTGGCACCTTTTGGTCTCAGCCCGTGTTTTCTGGCACCAATAGGCCCGAAAGCAAGGGTTAACCCGTAGGTGGTGGAAGGCTTTTTAGCCAGCACGCTTAGTCATCTCAAGGTTGCGGATGATGTCAAACAGGCGGCTGGACGATGTTTCCTCGGTTTTGATAGGCGGGGCGTCAGCATCACCACCAAGCGCCAACTTGTCGCCGTACTTCTTGGGCTTCAACTTCATGGCCGTCCACTTGCGGGCCTCGATGCGTTGCTTCTGCCACAGGATGTAGGTTTGGTCGAGGTAAACACGCCCCTTGTCGTCTGTGAACTTGGGCGGCATCTCGTCGGCAATCTCCAAGATTTCATCAGCGTTGGTGTCGGCCTGCTCCTCTCTTGCGCGGGCGTATTGCTCCGCGAAGGCAGGCTGGCGCAACAACCAGTCGTACACCGTACTCTGCGCAGGAAGCACTCCAGTCGTATCAGCCTTCAGTATCTGGCGCAGGCTCATTCCCTCACTCAGTCCTATGCAGATCATGTCTGCTATACGCTGGTCGAATACTCTGCGTGGTGTTGGCTTGGGTTTATTTGCGGGCGTAGGAGCCTTTGAAGCCTTCGAGGCTACCTTGGCCTTCCCAATGGCTTTTGCGGCCTCCTGTGCCGCTCTAGTGTTCTTTGCGGGCCTCTTTGGCCCCTTCGGTGTTTCTGGCATGACCCATATTCCCCATAGTGTCGAATTGATCGCAGTGTAATCGATTCGCTTATGGTTCGCCAGTCTATGCTTTAGGCATAGGAATACCAATCAAGGCCATTGCCTTGTCTCACCTACATCAACGACCTCTAAGGCCAGATGATGTTGTCGGCCTCGGCCTTTGAGGCCAAGAACCGACTCGGTTTTATTTCGCTTTCGATTCCTTACACAGGTTCTTGACATACGCGCTGGACTCCTGCTTCATGCAGTCTTCCTCATCCAGCGTGAAGTCTGGCACCCACATCCAGAACATCAAAAACGCTATCATCATTATACCAATAATAAACTTTTGCAACACGGTCTCCTCTGGTAATTGTTGGCTTGGAAGGTCTTTCATCATGTCGTCAATCTCCTGCTTGTTCATATCCACCCCAGTCCTTTGCAAGCGGCCACGATCAAGATGATGCAACCGATGGTTTGGCCGTACCAACCACGGGCATGAGGGGCAACCCAAATGGTGCCCAGCATCACCAGAATTTGTGTATCAGTCATGCTGTCACCTCTTTTGCCAAGATGGCTTGCAGGCCAGCCAACAACTGCTGGGCTTCCTCGCGGGTCAAGGTTGTGTATGCACCGCCGCTCTTCACGCCAATCTTGAGCCACGCGCCACCGTCGTCCCACTCAGCAATAGAAACACGGGACTGGTCTTCTGTGTAGATGGTGATGTCAATTTCGTTTGTCATAATCGATTCGCTTTCAGTTGGTTATTGATTGGGTTAGTCGTTCATGTACTTGGCAATCTCGCGCTCAATGCGGGACTCGTCCTTACTGGTCATCTTCTTTTCCAGCCAAGGGGCAGGACGGCCACGGCGGTCACACACCACCCAGTCGATCTCGCTGTAGCCGTGGTAGTCCCAGTCGCTGGCCGCGTTCTGGCTGTAGGAGCCAGCCACGCTGATGTAGTCAACGACACCGATCACGCAGGGAATGCCTGCGACGCGGGTTTCAATTTCTGCAATGTAGGTCATGGTGATCTCCTTAAACGGTTTCAAGAACTTTAGGGCGCTGGATAACGGTCTGCTTCACGCCGTTGTATACGGTGTGTTCTTTGATGCTGGCCTTGATGGTGTTGGTGTCACCCTTGCCGCCGATGCTGGACTTGCCCTTATAGGTGATGGCATTGCCTGCCTCGTCGCGGGCGATGGTGATGTAATTGTTGCCGTAGAACTCAGAATGTAAAACAATGATGCGCTCGACGGTAATGGTCAGGGTGACCTTGTCACCCACCGCGCCGATGTGCTGGCTGTTGGCCCGTGCGGCCTCAAGGCGGTCGATCACCGCGAAGCAGGACTCTACAGCCTCAACTTGGCGGGCGGATAAGTTGCCCCAATAGGCGAGGTTGGCGATAGAACTGAGCAGGAACTCATTGGTGCCCTTGTATGCGGCCAAACGGGCCACCAAGGCGCTGTTGGCGTCGCGCCATGCTTGGGTAGCCTCTTGACGGTCAGCGGCTCTCTGAGCGCGTTCTGCCTCGATCTGGGCTTTGCGTGCCTCGCGGCGCTTTGTGGCACCAGCCTGACGGCGTGCGCGGGTGTGAGCGGCGCGTACTTCCAAAAAGCGGTCGATGCCCCAGCCAGTCTTGGCAACGCAATCGCAACCCACCTTGAACTGGCGTGCGCCAGCGATGGAGCCTTTGATCCAGAACTCCCAACGGATACCCGTGCCGCAATAATCACAGCAACCGCCAGCCTTGCTGGTGCCGTCTGGCAAGGCAAACACGTTTTCGCTAACGTGCGTGCAAGAGAATGGCGCTGTTCCGAGTCCTGCTTTTTCAAATGGGTGTGTCATTTCGCTTTCCTTCGCTGTTGCCTGCTTGATTGCAGTGATGATAGTGTAACACTGTATTTCACCATGTCAACACTTTCTTCTAGGTGTTTTCCCTACCCTGCTCCATTTTCAGATGGGCCAGCAGGGACAGCACGGCGGCAATGCGCTGGGGGTCGTGCGCCTCACGCTTGATCCACTGCTCGATCTCGGTAAGGACATACGCATAGCCAGCGTCAAAGCCCTTTATGTGTTCGCTCATAGTGGTCTCGCTCATGCTGTGTACTCCAATGCTTGCAGTTTGCTGACGTTGGTGGTCGCGGCAATGGCTGTAGCCATGATCACCGGGGCCAAACTCGCCGCCGCACTGGGAGCAAAATGTGTTTTGGAATTTCATCGCTTTTCCTTCGCTTTATGCCCCCGAAGGGGCGGGTTGATTAACGTGATGTGACCTTGACGGAGAACACGGCGGAGACCTTGGTGAAGGCGGCATATGCTTCTGCGCCGTGTACTTTGATGAATGCGTCCTTGTCGAACACAGAGCGATTGCTCTCGATGTAGGTGGCCTTAAAGAGCGCACCCTCTACGACCTTGGCACCGCCTGCGCTGGCGGACTCTTTGATGGCATCTTTGATGGCCTCGGCTTGGGTTGTGAGGTCTTTGATTTGAGCCAACAAAGAACCAAGAGTGTCAATGTTGTTGAGGTTGAGATCGTTGTTCATAATTCGCTTTCTGTTCGCTGGTTCTGACTTGCGGTATTGCTTGGTCAGTGATGGTAGTGTAACTCCAAATTTCACCTTTGCAACTTATTTTTATAGGGACATACCCTAATGTTGCTATTTAACAACACCAAGCAATTTGAGGGTGTCGGCCAGCAGAGCCGCCTCGTCGTAGCCGTAGTGCTTCTCAAAACCCCGCGTACCAAGGCCGTGGAGGCCCGTAGAGCCGCGATGATGCTCTGGGCATAGCGGTATGACACTGAAGTGGCTGGAACGCCCCCAGCCCCCCGCCAATCGCCTTGGATGATGCAGTTCTGCTGGCGTGCCCTCATAGCCCATCCTCCTGCATACCGCGCAACCCAAATCGGCCACCGCGCTCATGTGCTTTTTTTCCTTCAGTGTCGTCATGTCGTTCCAGTGTTTTAAATTTGTGACCGTTGAAACATTCGCGCTTGCGCACGACTTGGTTCTTGACTATGCGCGTGTCTTTGACATCTGTGACCGCGTTGCAATGGGGGCATTTCATTTGTTTTTGTCAGTTTTTATGCAAATACTCCATGTTGAATAAATTAAAAGAACAAAACCAAGTGCGGCCACCCAGTGCGTGTGCATCACCCAGCCATCCAGCAACACGAGGAACCAGCCCGTCGCGTGCATCACAATGCCTTGGTTCATAGCGTGGCCTTTCCTTCAGCCCGATTGTTTGCCTGCTCGGTGCGCCATATTTCCACACGCAAAGTAGCCGCAGTGATGTCCCATTTAAGCCGCTCCTCAACTTCGGTTGCCGCCTTCAATCCATCCAGCAGGGCAATCATCTCTGGGTGGGCATATGCTTCGCGCTCCTGCGCTCCGATGGCAGTCTCCATCGACCGCTTCATAAGTATTCCCTTCAGACTCTTACGGTAATGCTCGATGTATGTGCGCTCGGCCTTCGCACGAGCAAAGAGCGCGGCGTTTTTTAGAATGTAGTCCACCGCCTTGTGCGGGTCTCTCTCCTCATAACTCATAAATGCCCCCTTGTTTTTTACGCTTGCGCTTGATGACCAAAATTACGAACACCACAAAGCAAATCCAAAACATGAAGCCACTCATTGCCATGAATGTCCAGAAGAAATCTTCAAATGATTCAAACATTTATTTCATCCTTTTCGGTTTACAAGCCCAAAAATAACAACCCAACAAAATTGCGCTGACCCAACACAACGCGCCAGTTAGCATCAACGCAATCATCAAAATATTAAAAAGATCACTCAACATAGTTGTCCCTTTCCTCCATCATTGCTTCTGCAAACTCGTATGCGGATCGCGCAATGTCATGCGGGAACACGCCCTTCTTTGCTGTCTCCAAAATTGCCTGCATGGCAAACAACGCAAAGATGTCAATCAGTTCTGGTTCTGTTTTCATTCCAATCCCTCTATCGTTACTTTGACCATGCCGCCAACTTCTTTTGCCCAAAACACGCGCAAGTCTTCAATCAAGGCGTCGTCCTCCATCACGCCAGCGTGGGTCATGGAGTCAAGCAAAGCCTTCAAAATGTTGTCTAGATCACGACGGCGGCGGTCTGGGCGGTACGCTTTAATCTCCACCTTGACTGCGTGGTCGATGTGCTTGGCGGCTCGTTGTATCAGCACTTGGTCAGCGACTGCCTTGCGGTACTCGCGCCCCTTTGCACTGATGATGGTGCGACCATTGAAGTTGCGCCAATAACTGTTGACCGTAGGAGGCCAAGGTAGTGTGATCTCAATCATTGTGGCCTCATGCGATGGCGTATGGCCTCTGACAATTCTTCTTGGCTCCACTGCAACGCAAGGTCAGCACAGGCATTGCGCTCAATAACAAGCGCCTGCTTTGTGGTCTGAATTGCAACCGCCATGATCTCCGCTTTCGCTTCGGTCAACGCATCATTGAATTCATTCTGTGTGTAGAGGGTCTTGCCCTGCTCAAATATATTC